AGTGTAGGCGGAAATATAACAGGTTCAAGTTTAATACAAAGCAATACTACAAGTGCTTCAACAAACTCAATATATACTAATTTATTTAGCGGTTCAACATTAACAATTGGAACTTCCGGAAGTTCCAATTCAATTAACGGTTTTTCAACATTCAATAATGGTTTATTAGGCAATCTTAATGCTAATACAATTGATGGTAATGGGAACACAGGGACTAAAACTTTATTTACCTCTTTAACTGGAACTCTAAATATTGGTCAAGCAACAACTACTTTAGTTAATGTAAAAGCACCAACTACTATTGATTTGCTATTAACATTGGCAAATAGATTAAACTTTAGTGCGACATCATATTCATTTCCATTTGCGTCAAATACAAGTTTAGGATATGTTTTAAAAAATACTGGAAGTAGTATTTCAACACCAACATTTGTGAGTGCTACAGCAACTACAATGAGCACACTTTCATTACCAATTGGAGTATGGAGAGTGGATTTTGCGGTTCAAACCACAGTAAATACATCGGGAACTATTACGGCAGCACAATCATATATTGCTACTTCTGCCGCACCCACAACACAATTATTACTTACAGGTTCATTAGTTCGTTCTCACATATCGGAAGTTTATACAGCAGGAGACGTTCAAGTAATAACAAGTTCATTTACATTATCAGTTTCTACTGCACAAAACTATGTATTAACAATTCTACGCACTTTCGCAACTGGAGCATATACTTTTACTGGTGAGATTAGTATTACGAGATTAAGTTAAAATATAACTATATATATATGGACGAATTATACACTTTCTTATCTATTATTTTGGTTCCAACAATTGGAAGTTTATTTCTATATTTATACAAAAGTAAATGTAGCACGGTGAAATGTTTTTGGGGAATGCTTGAGATTGAGCGTGATGTGGTTGATGAAGTGAAAAGTGATATGACGACAGATGCGAATAGGACACTTTCTATTAATTCGATTTAATAGTTTTTGCGTTTTAATTTAGGGATAATATTATATATCTATTATATATAATGTTAAGTAATATTCAAGTAAAAAACCTTGCGTCCAGAATGGGAATACATCTTGAGGGGGTGTATTTCAAAAGTGAATTGAAGGATATGAAGTTAAAGCATAATGTAGGATATATCATCAATTTAGAAGACCAATATGATGAAAATGGAGAACCTAATGACGGGTCGCATTATACGTGTTTTTTATATAATAAGTATCCTAAAAAGGATTGCCGAGATGAATACGTATATTTTGATTCATACGGGGTCGCTCCACCAGATGAAGTGTTAGAGTTTTGTGGTGTTAAAGAAATGCCCCACTCAATAATAGATATACAATCGTTAATGAATAATGCGTGCGGGTGGTATTGCTTAAGTTTCCTTTATTGGATTAATGTTTTTCCTGGAAGAACGATGTGTTTATACCGAGACGCAGAACATTTCACCAGTTTATTTAATGACCTTAATAAAACAAATGATTGGAAATATAACGAATGGTTGCTTAAACAGTTCTTTAAATCCAAAGATTCAAAACCAACAACTTTAGAGGATGTTGGATTTACTTTCGTCGGTAATGAAAATAATATTGCTGCTGGTATTGCCGATATTAATTCTATTGATAGTAAAGTCTAAATGAATTTATGTAGAGTAATCAATAGGTGTTTTCGGCATAATACTTTATGATACATTATAATACTTTATGAGTTTAAAACAATTTTTCATAATATATATTTAGCAATATTATGAAAAAAAATATATTGTGAATATATATAATGAATATTGGAAGCGGAATTGCATTAGATAATTTTAATCCCGATAATAAACAAACGTCCGTATTACTACCAATTTTGAACCAGACCAACCTATTAGTGCCGAAGTATTTTATTCAACAAATATTTAGTAAAATATTGAAAGAAGGAAAAAGAAAATTTCGTTTATTTATCCCAACAACTTCTACACGCAATTTATCAACCCGTAATTCTAAAAAATCAATAGAACTAAAACGTGTTAATCGTCATGAAGTTGAATTAATAAATGGAGAAACCATTAACCCTCCCCCAAAACTATCAGAGTTCTCTAAAAAGGATCAAACAATGTTAAAAGAATATTTTGCAGAATTAGCAACAAATCCTGCATTAGAAGAATATTTTTTAGCAAAACCAACTCCAAGACCGAGACAACAACGAATACAAAAAACTCCAGAACCAGTTTTTCAAGAACCAGAACCAGAACCAGTTTTTCAAGAACCTGAGTCTGAACCTGAACCTCCAGTTAGAGATCAAAAAAAACGAGGAAGAAAACTCAAGTATGCTACAGCAGAAGAAGCATACCTTGCACAACAACAGCAAAAAAGAGACGCATCAAAGAAATTATACGCAACACTTACTAACGAAAGATTAAAACAAAAAGCAATTCGCAAAGGAACATACAAACCGAATAATATGGAAACTCAAAATTATGAAAATGAAATCACACTTATGGAAGGAACTGGTGTTTTTGATAATATTAAAAAGGTGGCGAATAAAGTTGTAAATAAAGTATCCAAAGTTGGAAAACAAGATGGAAAGTTCGCCGAAAAAGTAATTAACCCTGATGCGTTTATGCCCCCATCGGTAAAAGATATAATGAATAATCACGGGCAAGAAATAATAACATCAATTACTTTGCGTAGAAATCCTGTTTCTCACCTAATTACTGGTGCAATGAATGCTGTTAGTTTAGGTTCATTCCAGAAAAAATTAGACCAGCAACCGTATGATGAGTTATTCCATCTGGCGATGTTAGTTCAATCAGCAAATACAAGATTTTTATTAGAAAAAGTGGAAAGAGTAAATGTATCATCTTCTATTGGAAACCCCGATGGATTAGAAACATTATCGTGCCCTTTAAATGGTAAAGAAATAACTGTATTTGATTTAATTAATAATACAAAAGAACAAATGGGAAAAACTCAATTTTTAGATTATGACCCCGTTTCAAATAACTGTCAAGTTTTTTTAATGAATGTATTAGATGCTAACGGGTTATTGAATGCGGAAAATAAAGAATGGGTAAAACAAGATACTGAAGTATTATTTAAAAACAATAAGGTTTTAGCAAAAGTAAGTAAAAAATTAACTGATATAGGAGCATCTGTGAATGTATTAATGAAAGGAGGAGAAATTGATAATAAAAATACTTCAAAAAATAAAATATATCCTAATAATATAAAGATGGAAAACCTACATTATTTACTTCCTCAAAAACAAAACCTACACAAATTACAAATATTGCAAGGTATGAGCGAACTTCCAGAGGCATTGGAAGCAGGATTTAATAATACAGTTCAACGTGGAATGGGTATTGGTAAAACATTTAAAAAAATTGGTCGCCAAGTTAATAGTGTTGGTAATAAAGTTAGCAATATTGTTCGCAAAGTTGATAATACAATGTCCGCAGTAGAAGGAGCATTAGATTTGATGAAAGACCTTCCCGCCGCCGCACGACCAGAACTTAAAAAAGTTGGATTAGATATTGCCGAAATATTATTGAAACGTGGAGTTCCTGCTACTGCAGGAGCAATTGCGGGCATTTTAGGGACTATGGCGGGCGGTCCTGCGTTAGGGGTTGCGAGTAGCGTTGGAACAGCATATTTAACTGGTTTGGCGGCAAATAAAATTGCCGAAGAAGAAGGAGTTAGGGGTTCATCTGGTTCTGGATTATACGCACAAAATCAAACTGGAAGAGGACATATGTATGATGATGATGAATGCTGTCATATGTGTGGAGGACGTCTGCTCGTCGATAAAAAAATAAGTGTTAGAGACATTTATAACACAGCAAAATAAGTTCCAAAGGTTTATAATGAGAATATAAAGTCATTGAAACAAGGTAAGGATATGGACGGAGGTATGATTCGTATGCCTCCAAGACCAACCAAAGAAATAATGAATGGAGTTGTAGCACCTAAGATGGGTGGCCGTGGCGTGAAGGGCAGTCAAGAAGCAAAGGATTATATGAAACGATTGAGAGATATGCGTAAGAATAAATTGAAATATTAAGCAATCGCTTAACTTTCAATTAAAAACAACACGATTAAACGGAAATTAACCATAAACTATATTATTTAACATAAATATTATATTTCAATCTAAATAAAAATATTTTTATTAACAATACGCTGTAAATATTATTATAATTTATATATTTTGTTCTTAATTTCTGTTTAATCGTGTTGTTTTTAAATGGTTTTTAATCTACTTCTTAATTTTCGTTTAATTTGGTTCATTAATATATCATTTTTTGAATAAAAAAATATATAACTATTATATAACCTTATGGAAATATACGACAGTGATAAACGTGGTAAGCGTTTAGTAGCATTATTTCAAGATGGTGATTATACTTATTTTGGACTTGATACGGGTATAACCTATATAGACCACGGTGATAAAACTATGAAAAAGAATTATTTAGCAAGGCACAGTAGGTTAAATGAAGATTGGAATGATTATAAATCAGCGGGAGCATTATCAAAATGGATTTTATGGGGTGCTTCTACAGATATTCATAAAAATATCGCAAGTTATAAAAAACGGTTTAATTTAAATACTTAATAAAACATACTTAAAGAGATAAACATAATATAACATAACAAAACACAATGGTGAATTATCAAAACGGTAAAATCTATAAGATTACTGGAACTAATAATGAAGGTGTTAAACTAATATATATTGGTTCAACAGTTCAAAAATTATGTGTTCGTTTAGCAGAACATAAACGAGATGTAAAACATAATAAATATATGTCATCTTCATTAGTGTTGATGTGTAATGATTATGAAATTACATTAATTGAATTATACCCGTGTAAGTCCAAAGAAGAATTACTAATGCGTGAGCGTTATTATTACGATATGTTAGATTGTGTAAATCAGCAAAAACCAATATTATTAGAAGGAGAAATTATTGAATATCATAAACAATATCGTATTGAAAATGCTGATAAAAGAAATGAATATAATAAACAATATCGTATTGAAAATACTGATACAATTAGTGAAAAATCAAAACAATATTATATTGAAAATGCTGACGCAATT